TTTTTTTAAGGTTTTATGACTACTAGATATCTAACTCGCCCTCAGTTTAATAAACTGCACGCGATACCACAGCGAAGCACTTTAACTAACCTCCTAAAGCCTGGCGGCAAGCTCGCAGAATCATTTAATGTTTGGCCCAACTCAGGAACTCAAGTAAAAACAATTGACACTGAACACCCTAGCGTTATCGACTGGCTAGAGAAAAGAGAGAGAAGCGGCAAACCGATTTTTGTTAACCCGCTAAACCCTTTAGACGCTAAGCCTGACGCGCAGGCTAAGCCGAAACCAAAAGCGAAAAAACCATCAATCCGCAAGCCTAAACCAGAACCTCAACAGCCGCCAGACAACCAGCAAGTTGAGCTAAATCAGTTTATTACTGATGAAGATATGAAAATGCTTCAACTGACGCCCCATACTGTCAATAGTATGACAGTAAGCAAATTTTTTCTGATGTTTGGCTCTGCTCAGTCGCTAAAAGATTGGATCAACAGTGTTCACAAGTCATTACAAGCGGAAAAGCTAGACATCGAGATTCAGAAAATGCGCGGCGATTTAGTTGATAAAATTTATCTTAAAACAGTTATGAGTCATATTGATGGCTTACAGAGCACTTTATTGACTTCAGCAGTTAAAAACATTGTTACTCAAGTAACTGCAATGAGCAAATCTGAACAACCGAAAGCCCATATAGAAAACCAAGTTGCTGAAATAATTAGTAATAATATTAAGTTTGCTAAAACGCAAACAGCTAAGGCCGTTAAAGATGTTGCACTTTGATAAACACCGCACTGCTGAGCGAGATTCCGTCCTGTTGTCACTTGAGAACACGACAGAAGAGCTAATAAGAACCCCAGTAGATGTATTTCTAGAAGAAAACCGGCAAGTTCCCGCAAAAAATAGTGCTCTGCCTGGCTTGTTTAGTTTAGCACCAACGGAGTATTTCAGAGAGCCGCTAAATTGTCTTAGTCCTGAAGACCCTACCCAGTTCATAGCTATTCGGAAGGGGGCGCAAGTTGGCGCCACGATGGCATATTTAGAAGGTTTTATACTTTACGCAGCAGCACAGGTAAAAGACAAGCCGATTTTGTTTTATTCCGCAACAAAAGACTTGGCTAAGATACGCATGGAAGAAAACATTAGCCCGATGTTTTCTGACAGTGGCTTTAGCGACATTATACAGAGCAATAACGAGCTTAGAATCGGCAAACGCGGAGCGACTGAGACCGGCGTAAGCTGGTACGGCGGCGGCTACCTTGTACCTTTAGGCGCCGTTAACGCCAACGCTATGCGTTCACTTTCAGCGCCTTATCTGCTTCGAGACGAGATCAGCGGTTGGCCGATGCTAATCGGAGGCGCTGGCTCCAAACAAGGCTGCCCGATTGAACTTACGACGACACGAACCAACGGGTTTAGCAACGACCGCAAAATTATTGATATATCAACACCGCTAATAGAGGGGCAGTGTCACATTACTAATCAGTACATGCAGGGCGACCAACGTCAGTTCGAAGTCCCTTGCAAGTCGTGCGGTCGTTACCAAGTCTTAAAATTCCAAGGCGAGAACCCCAAAACTGGCGAAAAGTACGGATTGATTTACGAGCTAGACGCGCCACAACGCCTAACCCCCGGAAGCGTTCGTTACAAGTGTATTCACTGCGGCGCTGAGTGGATTGACGAGGACAAACTGCAGTTTATTCCTGCAGGCCGGTGGAAGCCGACAGCTAAAGCTAAACGAGCTCATACTAAAAGCTATCATGTAAGCGCGCTATATGCCCCGCATTTCGCTAAATCGTGGAGCTCTATAGTTGAGGATTGGCTCGAAGCTTGGGACACAGAGCGCAACAGAACGCTAGACCCGCAGAAGTTACAAACGTTTTATAACAACTGCCTCGGCTTAGCTTATCGCAATAAGCAGGACAAGCTGATGCTTAGACACGTGAGTCCGCACAAGCGGAATTACAAATCTGGCGAGATACCTAATGATCATGCTATACAGTATGCTGGCGGCAAGATACAAGTGCTTACTTGCTCTGTAGACGTCCAAAACGACTGGCTTGCTGTCGCGGTTTGGGGTTTTGCCCCTAGCGGTGATAAATTGGGCTATGCAAAATATTTAATTGAGTATAAGACCATGGAGGGCAGCACCGAAAAACTAGAAGGCGACGTTTGGAAAGAGCTCGAGAGTTTTCTGTTTGAGAACGTATACGAGCACAACGACGATCAATTTGAAATACAGATGGCCTTCATCGATAGCGGCTATAGAACTGAAACTGTTTATAACTTCTGCTCATATTTTAACGAAAAATATTGCACTAAAATGGATAGCGAGCTGTGTTACCCAATTCGTGGTCGAAAGACGTCCGCACAAGGGGCCAGATACACAGAATTTAGCCCTCAAACTACTGAGCAGGGTGTTGATTACTTTCAGATTACTGTTGATAGTTACAAAGACAGGTTTGCGGCAGTTTTGAAAAACGAATGGGACGGTTTAGGTCTAATGCCACGCAACCAATTTAGTGCTCCGAGCGATATTACTAAATCTCAGCTAGCGGAATTAACAAAAGAACAGCGTGAAGAGATAGTCGACAAGCAAAGCGGCAAAATTATTGGCTCAAGGTGGGTTCGACCAAGCGGCAGTCGAAACGAACTATTCGACCTTATGGTCTATGGCACGGCAGCGTTTGAAGTTTTAGCGCTAGACGTCTGCGAAAAGCTAATTTACCCCGATGATAAAGATTCAAATTTAGTCTGGCCTGATTTTTGGGACTTTTGTAAAGAAAATGAGCCGTTCATTGGAGTATTGCAGAACAATTAATAGTAGTTTATACTAGCAGTAATATGACTAAAAAAGGGTTCTTTGCGTGTCTACATTTAGAGAACAGCAGCTAGAACAAGCAAAACTAGATATAGTTGCGTATCAAACGGCGCGGCGAGAGCTTATAACGGGCAAAATTCAGAGCTATGAAATTGACTCTGGTCAAAGTCGTCAGAAGGTAACGCGCATCTCTCTTGGACCGCTAAACGCTGTGATTAATGACTTATCAGACCAGATCAGCGAACTAGAGGAACAAACCGCACCCGCGTGCGCTACAATAATGAGGCCCGTTTAGTGAGTCAAGAAGCACTAGAAGAAGCTAGCAGAGCGTACACGCCGCCGGCGCAGCCAAAAGCATACCTCGGGCACACGCCTATCACTCACCACACATTTAACGGTGATCCGTGGTTAGCCGCACTTGGCGCAATTAAGGACTATGACGTCGATTATGAAGCGCTACGCGCTCGAAGTCGTCAACTGTTTCAAGAAAACATGATCGCGCGAGGTATTCTTGAAAGATTAGTTAGCTTAGAGATAAACAGCGGCATCACGCCGATTGTTTCGCCTATGAGCTCGCTGTTAGGATTAAGTAAAGAACGGCTAAAAGAATGGTCGACACAAGTTAGACAGTTGTTCGAGTTGTGGGCTACTGACTGCAAAGAAACTGACTACAGCGAGCAAGATGACTTCTATCAGCTTCAATCGCTTATTCGAATCGAATCGCTAATCGACGGCGACGTTCTTGTCGTTTGTCACATTGACGAAGATACTAGCCTGCCCCGTTTACAAGTAATTAAAGCTGACAGAGTTAGCGGATCATCGCTTGACAAGATACCCGAAAATCACAAAGTTGACCACGGCGTAGAGCTAGACACGCGTGGCCGGCATGTAGCTTACCACGTAACGCCCGACGACAACCTCGGTACGAAGCCGACGCGTATACCAGCCTACGACGAAAGCGGCCGGCGCAGAGCTAAGCTGATTTACGGAATGCGGCGATTAACAGGTAGAGTTCGAGGCGAGCCGTTTTTGTCTGTAATGCTGCAAGCGATCAGCGACTTAGAGAAGTATAAAAACGCGGCAGTCAGAAAAGCATCTGTTAACAGTCACGTAACGTCATACATCAAGAGCGAAGAAAAGCCGCAACAGCGCACGCTGGGGCGTTCAGCGCCGTCTACTGAAACAGTCACGACTCAAGATAAATCGTTTAAAATACACAACACTATTCCCGGTACGTTTATCGACAACTTGCCTGCAGGCCAAGAGATCGTACAGCTTGGCGGGCAAGGCACGGATATAAACTACAAGGGCTTCGAGGAAGGTGTAGTTGACACGATTGCGTGGTGTATGAATTTTCCAAGCACTGTTTTGACAATGAAATTTAGCAGCAATTAC